CGTTGTTGCGTGATCCGTCGTCGCAGCGTTTGGCGACGATTTACATGGAGTTGGGTAAGTTGGGGATGTCGGAGTCGGAGCGTCGTAGGGCTGGTATTGAGTTGCGGCCTGATGAGTCTGAGGTGGTTCCGGCGTCGGTGACTGTGATGGATAGTTACCGTGAGCGTTTGCGGTCGTCGTAGTGGTTGTTGTGGGGGTTGTTAGTGGTTGTTGTTTATAGTAAGCCTGGCTGTGGTGCTTGTGTTGCGACTAAGCGGGTGTTGGATAAGGCGGGCGTCTCGTATGAGACGGTGGATGTGAGCGTTGATTCTGCGGCTCGTGAGATGTTGGTTGAGCGCGGGTTTAGTGCGATGCCGGTTGTGGCTCCTACGGGTGATGTGGGGTCGTGGTTTGGTGGTTTTCAGCTTGCGCGTTTGCGTGAGGTTATTGCTGCTGAGGCGGCCGCTTAGAGGTTGTTCCCGGTAGCTGATTCAGCCCTCCCCTACAATGGGGTGGGGGTTGGGCTGGAGTTCTCTTGACGCTTGCCCTCTTGTTTGGGGTTGGCGTGGTTTTTGGTGGCCCCCGTACGCTGAAACGGTGAGTCGTGGCCCTGGGTCCGCGACGTGGCGCGCGAGCACGACGGCTATACGGCGGGGGCATTTTCTTGGTAGTGGTAGCGGGGTTCGCCTCGCGGCCGCCCCCCTGACGGTTTTCGTTGGGGGGTTCATCTTTGGCCCGTGTGGTGGAATTTGGTAGACACACCACACTCAAAATGTGGCGCTCTTTGGGGCGTGCGGGTTCGAGTCCCGCCACGGGTACTTGTGTGTTGATGGGTTGGGGGGTGTCCTGGTTTTGGTCGATGTTGATAAGGCTGGGACACCCCCTGCAGGTCCCTATGATGGTTTGTCTGATGAGGAGATTCTTGAGCGTTTCGCGCCGGTTCATTATGGGCCGACGTGGGAGCGCGGCGATGATGGCCGATTCGTTTTGCCTGAGCATACGTTGGGCTGGGAGATTGCTCGGTGGTGTTCGGATTATTTGGAGCCGCTTGGTGCTGACCAGGAGGTGTTTGAGTTTACCTTGGAGCAGTTGCGTATCGTCCTGTGGTGGTATGCGGTTGATGATGAGGGTAAGTTCATTTACCGACGTCGCGGGGTGCTGCAGCGGATTAAGGGTTGGGGTAAGGATCCGTTGCTTGCTGTTCTGTGTTTGGTTGAGGCGTTTGGTCCGTCCCGGTTTGCTGGTTGGGGTTCTGATGGTGAGCCGGTTGGGCGTCGGTGTCCGCAGGCGTTGGTGCAGATTTTCGCGTTGAAGCAGGAGCAGACAAGCAATACGTTCGATATGTTCCATGTGCTTGTTGGTGACAAGATGCGTGCGAAGTATGGCGCGGATGTGAAGTTGCAGATTGTGCGCGGTTGTAACAACACGGCGCGCATCGAGGTCAAGACTTCATCGTTTCGATCGACGGAGGGTAACCGTTGTACTTTCGCACTGCTCAATGAGGCGTTGGATGTTGATACGGTGATTCCGACTCCCGCTGGCGCTCGGCGTATGGGTGATCTGGTCGCTGGCGATGAGGTGTACGGGCCTGATGGTGTGCCGGCGCGCGTGGTTGAGGCTAAGCCTGTTCAGGTTGGCCGCGATTGTTACCGCGTGACTGTCGGCGGTGTGGATTCGGTTGTTGCGTCGGATGGGCATTTGTGGATGACGCGGGTTGCCAGTAGTGCGGCTAAGCCGCGTATTCGTTCGACGCGCGAGATGGTTGAGGATGGGCGTCGGTTTATGGTGCCTCGTTCTGGCCCCCGTGTTCTGCCTGACGCTGATCTCCCTGTTGATCCTTATGTGCTTGGTTATTGGCTCGGTGACGGGTCTACTGGTGACTGCAATATCACCGTTGGGCTGGAAGATGAGGATTGGGTGATGGGCGAGTTTGAGCGTCGCGGTTATCCGTTGCATCGTGTCGGCAATTCCGGCGCGCCTCGTTTGAGTTTTTCGGGTCGTGCTGGGTTTGGCGTTGATATGGGGCCGGATCATGCGAAGGTTTTCCGTACTCTCCCGTGTTACTGGGATAAGCACATTCCTGATGTGTTCATGGAGTCGAGTGTTGAGCAGCGGTTGGACTTGTTGCGCGGTTTGATGGATTCTGATGGGTGCGCTCGCGCGGATGGTTACGCCGTGTTTGTTGGGTGTGATCGTTTGGCTGAGCAGGTGTTTGAGCTTGCAGCGTCGTTGGGGTTCTTGCCTCATAAGCGTTACGTGGTGGATGAGCGTTCTCGTAATGGTGGCTATTGGCAGGTGGGGTTCATGATTGAGGGCCTTAATCCGTTCTTGATGCCTCGCAAGGCTGAGCGTTCGCCGTTGCGTGAGCGCCGTGAGTGGGTGTCGATTGACATTGAGCAGGTGGAGTCTCGCCCTGTTCGCTGTATTGCGGTGGATAATGAGTCGCACTTGTTCCAGGCGAGCCATTGCGTCGTTACTCATAACACGCAGCACTGGTTGCCTCAGAATAACGGGCAGAAGCTTAAAAACACGGTTGAGGGTAATACGACGAAGATGAAGTCGCGTTACCTTGCTATTACGAATGCGTATAAGCCTGGTGAGGGTTCGGTGGCTGAGGACGACCGTGAGGCGTACATGAAGTCGCTAGAGGGCCTGACGACGGAGACTGACGTGTTTTATGACTCGTTGGAGGCCCCGGATGATACGCCGTTGGATGAGCGGGTGTTCAAGGTTTTGTATAACGCTGTGCGTGGTGATTCGGTGTGGTGTGATGCTGATGAGGCGTGGCGGTCGGTGTTGAATCCGTCGCGTCCGACGTCGGAGTCTCGCCGCATGTACTTGAATCAGGTGTGGCAACCGGAGGGGAACTTGTTCTCGTCGGCTGAGTGGAAGCGTATTGAGCGTAAGGCGACGTTGGAGCCTGGTGATCGGATTGTGCTCGGGTTTGATGGTGGTAAGTCGGATGACTCTACGGCGCTTATCGCTATCCGCGTGTCGGATGGTTTGATGGTGCCGTTGTTACTTGAGGAGAAGCCGTTGGACCTTGCGGGCGACTGGGAGGTTGACCGTGAGCGCGTGGACTCTATGGTCCACAGGTGTTTCCGTGATTACGACGTCGTTGGGTTCTACGCGGACGTCGCGTTGTGGGAGTCGTACATTCATGAGTGGACTTTGGATTATGGTGAGCGGCTTGTGGCTCGCGCGTCGGATAGGGGTCCGATTGCGTGGGATATGCGTGGTTCTCGTAAGCGGACGGTGGGCCTGCATGAGGCGTTTATGGCGGCGATTCTGGATGGCCGGGTGTCGCATGGTGGTTCGCGTGAGTTGGCGGCGTCGTTCCGTCGTCATGTGTTGAATGTGTTGCGTAAGGATACGCCGTATGGTGTGTCGTTTATGAAGGCTGGCCGTGAGTCGAAGAAGAAGATTGATATGTATGCGGCGGCGATGTTGGCGTTTGGCGCGTATCGGGATTATCAGACTGAGATGGCGTCGAGGCCGGTTGCGAAGGCTGGGGGGTCGTTCTTCCGGTTCTGAGGGGTGATGTGTTGTGGCGTTGATTGATGCTGGTGATTCGTTGGAGGCTCTTGTTGGTGAGGGCTTGCGGGTGTTGAGGCGCGATTGGGAGGATGGGCTTGAGGTTGCTGACGCGTATTTGCGTGGTGATTTTGACGACCCGTATTCTCCGAAGGGCATGTTGCCTGAGCATAAGGCGATGATGCGTCGTGCTCGTCAGAATTGGTGTGAGATTCCGGTTAATGCGGCGGTGCAGGCGTTGGCGGTTGATGGGTTCCGCTCGGGGGATCAGAGGGCAGGTGACGAGCGTTCGTCTGAGACCCCCGAGTGGGACTTGTGGCAGCGTAGCAATTTGGATGCGAAGCAGGCGCAGGTGCATCGTAGTGCGGTGGCGTATGGTCAGGCGTTTACGGTGGTTGAGGTCGGCCAGGATGGCCGCGCGTATGTTCGTGTCTTGTCGGCGTTGCGGACTGTTTGCTTGTTCGAGGATGCCCTGTCGGATGATAACGCGATTCTTGCATTGTCGGTGATGCGCCGTCCTGGCGAGGGGCCGGATGGTCGTCCGAAGCCTGGCCTGGCGGTCGCGTGGGATCGTTACAACCGTTACGACGTGGTTCTGCCTCGTGGTGGTGGCGAGCCTCGCGTTGGTCCTGGCGTTGCGCATGGTGGTAATGGGCATTGTCCGGTGACGCGGTTTGTGTCGCAGATGGACGACGAGGGGCGCGTGCAGGGCGCGGTCCTACCGTTGAAGCAGTGGCAGGACTCGTTTAACCAGATGCTTTTCAATCTGCTGCTTGAGCAGTCGCATGGTGCGCATCGCGTGTTGTGGGCGACCGGGTTGGAGCCTGCGGTTGCTGTGGACGCGGACGGCATGCCGGTGGTTGGCCCCGATGGTGGGGTTGTTCGTCAGCCGATTGCGGCGGGGCCTGGTGATTTCCTGGTCAACTCGTCGCCGGATGGCAAGTTTGGTTCCCTGCCGGTTGGCGACCAGTCCGGCTATATCGCGGCGATGGATGCGCTGATTAAGGACTTTTCGGCTATCTCGCAGACGCCTCCTAACTTCCTCCTCGGCCAGATGGCGAACTTGTCTGCTGACGCGTTGAATGCGGCGGAGAAGTCGTTCCGCCGCAAGGTGGAGTTGTATCGGACTCAGTTTGGTGAGTCGTGGGAGCGGACGTTGCGTGTGGGCATGGTTCTTGAGGGTCGCGCGGAGCGCGACCAGTGGGAGCATAACGAGGTACTATGGCGCGACCTTGAATCGGCTGCTTTGTCTCAGACGGCGGATGCGCTGTCGAAGTTGCGGGAGATTGGGGTGCCGTCTCGCGGCTTGTGGGAGATGGTGCCTGGCGTGTCGCCGGTTCAGTTGGATCGTTGGGATGAGCTGGCGGTGTCGGAGCGTTTGGGTTCTGATTTTGGTGCGGCTGTTCAGGGGTTTAGCGCGATGGGCGCGCAGGATGCTCTAGATGAGCCTGTGACGGCCTCGGATGCCGCGCCTGTGTCTTTGGCTGGCGGTGACTTGTAGTGGCCGGAGATGCGCGTGTGGAGTCTCTGCTGAGGGCGTTTGAGCGGGCGTTGGGTCAGTTGAGTTTGGGGACTGTGCAGGATGTGTCCCGCTGGTGGGAGCAGGTGGATAAGGGCGGCGATGTTGCGGCCCGGTTCGGTGAGGTGCTTGTGGAGCCGTGGGATCGTGGCGCTATGTTGGGGGTGGCGTTCTACAGGTTGTTGAGGGCGTTGCAGACGGGCCGCACGGTCCCCTCCCCTATTCGCGGTCACGCGCAGGGCGGCGAGGTGACGCTGGGTGAGCTGGTGCGTGAGTTTAGCGAGGCTGCGGGGTTGCCGTTGTCGGCTAAGGGGTCGTTGGCTGGTGTGCGTGTTGCGGTGGATAAGCAGGCGACGCCGGACCTGGGTGCGTTGCGTGATGCGGATGTGAAGGCGGCGCAGGCGTTGTTGCGTGCCCGGTTGGAGGCTGGCGAGGTGTCGTCTGGCGTTGTGGCTGGTGTTGGTCAGCAGGCGGCGGCGGGCGGCGTCCGGTCGGTGGTGCGTGACATGGGTGATCGTGATCCAGCTCGGCAGGCGTGGATTAGGGTGTCTGGGACGGGTACGCCGTGCGCGTTTTGTGCGATGTTGTTGTCTCGCGGCGCGGTGTATTCGGGGAAGCGTGAGGCGTTGCGGCATGACATTGTGCATGCTAATGGTACTCACGGCTATCACCCGAATTGTCATTGTTACGCGTTGCCCCTTTTTGCGGGGTCAAGCATTGAGGGTTCTCGTTTCGCGGTGAATCGGGAGATGCAGAATCTTTGGTACAACGATTTCGGCGGTAAGGGCTTGAAGGGCAAGTCCGGCTGGCGGAGTTACTACTACCGCAAGTTCAAGCGGTAGGCGTGTTGGTGGAAGCCCTGGCGGCTTCAAGTGGTTCCCGCGTTTCGTCCTGGTGGCGTTCGCGGGCTTTGTTTTCTGGGAGTGTGTGATGGCGGACGAGAAGAATGTGGCTGACGAGGCTGAGGCGGTTGAGGGTGGCGCGCCGGGAGCGCGCGGCGAGGATGCGCAGGTTGAAGCAGCGGAGCAGGCGCAGGTGGGCGCTGACGCGGGTGAGGGCAAGGATGGCTCTCCTCGCAAGGTTGATGAATTGCCTGAGTGGGCGCAGCGTGAGCTGAAGGGGGCGCGTGACGAGGCGGCGAGGTATCGCACGCAGTTGCGCGAGGTTCAGGAGTCGGTGAAGGACCTCAAGACGGCTGAGGAGTTTGAGGCCGCATTGTCGGCGGCTGACGAGAAAACCCGTCAGATTGAGGCGGAGCTTGATCGTGTGCGCGTGCGTCAGCAGGTGCGCGATGAGTTCCCAAACCTGCCCGGTAAGGCGTTCGAGTTCGTCAAGGATGGCACGGTTGAGGAGATGCGTGCGGCGTGCGAGGAGTTGGCGTCCCTGGTGGGCGCGACTGGCGGCGCGGCGGGTCTGCCTCGCAAGGGCGGGGGTTTGGCTCCCGCTGAGGAGACGGACGCAGAGTTTGACGCGCGCGAGTATGTGCGCAGTCGCGTGCCTCGCATTTGACGTCTCCTGGTTGTTTGGTTTCTGAGTTTGTAGAGGAGATTTTGGTATGGTGGCTGTTACTCATACCCCGGTGAAGCCGGAAAAGCTTGCTGCGACTGCGGTCGCATTGACGGAGCGCGAACTGGTTGTTCCGACGCTTTTCGCTAAGAAGGGCATCGAGGATTTCAAGGGTGCCAAGGATGACACCTTGAATGTGAAGGTGCCGGGTATTCTGCCCGCTCACGATTATGAGTGGCGTAATAACCGTGCGCAGGAACTGATTCTTGACCCGTACAAGGAGCGCAAGATTGCGGTCCGTTTCGGCGGTAACGCGTATTCTGCGACGTCGCTGACGGATGAGGAGTGGGAGTTCGATTTCAACGGTTGGGGCACGTCGATCCTGCCCGCTCAGGCACACGCGGTTGCCCGCAAGCTTGAGTACGGTGCCGTGAAGGCTCTCAAGACGGGCAAGTACACGGTTGAGATTGGCGCGAAGGAAAACAATGTCCTCAAGGATATTATTGAGGCGCGTCGTGCTCTGAACCTGTTGGGCGCGTCGAAGGTGTCGAGGACCCTGGTTGTGGGTTCCGACTGGGACACTCTGTTGCAGTCGGCGGACTTTGTGAAGGCCGCGTCGGTTGGCGACAAGCTGGCTGAGACGGCGTTTGCTGACGCTGTTCTGGGCAAGGTCAAGGGCTTCAACATCGTTGTGTCGGAGGACTTGCCGTCTGACGAGGCGTACGCTCTGGCCGGTGACGCGTTCATCTTCCTGAACGCTGCGCCGCATGTTCCTGAGTCGGTGAAGGGCGCGACCAGCATTTCCGATTCGGGTATTGCGATGCGTTGGTTGCGCGACTACGACACGATGCGTCAGCAGGAGCGTTCCACGGTCAATACCTGGTATGGCTTCCAGCAGGTTCTTGACCCGGTTGTGTACTGGGATGAGACTGCGGGCGTTGAGAAGATTTCCGACGACCAGTACTCGCTGCGTGCGGTCAAGCTCAAGCTGGGCGGCACGGACAAGTACTTTGCTGAGGGCACGGATAAGGTTGCGGTTGGTAAGGCGCTGGGCTTGGACAAGCGTTCTAAGCACACGACTGCTGCTGCTGGTTGAAGGCACGATCCAGTGGTTCCGGCCTCGGGGGCGAGTGGTCCGCCGCCGCCCCCTGAGGAGTGGCAACTGGATCACCTGTGATGGTGGGGCGTTGCCCCTGTGGTTGGCTTGCATCCCGTTAATGTGCGCGAGGTGTCAACCCTGGGGCGCGCCCCCCTTGGCTTGAGGGGGTGTTCGCGTGAGCGAAATTGAGGAAGTTGCCCCGCCCGTGTCGGAAGCGGAAGCGGTTCGACGCCGGGAGATGTTGATTAGCGTGGCCGAGTTGGAGGCTCGTCTCAAGTACGCGTTGTCGCCTGACGAGAAGGACACGGCGGCGGCGGTGATTTGGGATGCGTCGAACTTGGCGAGGTTGCATGGCAGGCCGTCGTGGATGGCGGATGCCGTTCCCCCGGTCGTTAAGACAATCGTCCGTAACGCGTGTGTCCGTTACATGGACCTGTCGGAGTCCGTTGTTCAGTCTCGCGCTGGTGATGAGACGGAGGCGTACACGGACTTGGCGTTGCGTACGGGCACGGTGTTTTATACGCCGGATGAGGTGCGGACGTTGAGGCAGGCGGCAGGGTTGGATTCAACCCTGTCGGTTGTTCACACGTTTGTTCACTCTCCCGCTGCGCCGACGTCGAGGGATTTTGATCGTGGTTGGCGCAGGTGTGACTGGTGGTTGCCGGGTGCCCGCTTCAAGTGGAGTGAGGGGGACCTGTAGTGGCAGTTGGCAGACACAGGCGGATTACGGGCGTTGTGTATGGGCGTAAGCGTGCGAGGGATGCGCGGGGGAACCTGGTGACTGTTCCGGACTTGGAGCGCCCGTACAAGTGCTACATGTCGATGAAGCAGATCAGGGCGAATCGTGGCGCGGCGAAGGGCCAGTTGACGAACGAGGTTGCGTTGATTCTGGTTGAGCCTCGCACGGTTGACGGGGAGCTGCTGACCGACGTCGGCGCGTGGACGTTGATCGAGTTCGATGGCAAACAGTGGGACGCGGCTGCGCCGCCCGCGTTGAAGCGTGGGACGCGCAGGACTACTCATTGGGAGTTTGAGTGCAAGCCGCGTCCGCCGTCGAATCTGGCTGGGATTGGTGGTGGTGCCGGTGGCGACCATGCTGGTGACTGAGCAGCGGTTGAATAAGATCGTGTCTCATATGCCGCAGGTGCGGCGTGAGATTCGGGGTCAGACGAACAAGCGGGCGGCGGTCGCTAAGGCTAAGCTCGCCGCCCACCGTTACCAGGGTCACGCGAAGATCGAGTCCTACGTGGCGTGGGTTGACGGCTATATCGTCCTGTCTGATGAGGACGGGTATGGTGCGGCGGCGGCTATCGAGTACGGGCGCAGCGGCGAGACGCGGTACAAGCCGATTCTTGATGACTCGGGGAAGATCGTCGGGCAGAGGGTCATTCACATTGGCCCCGCTAAGGGTGTGGGGGCGTTGGCGGCTGCTGCTGCTGGTGGCCGTGTTTGACGCGTCGAAGTTGAACCACGGTAGGCATGTGACGGTTGAGACGTTCCTGCCCGGCTGGTTGGAGGCGGACCTGCCTGATGGGGTGACCTGCAGGTCTCGTATCGAGGAGGGCAACTCGGTCCCGTACGTGATGGTTGTGGAGGTGCAGCCCACGACGGGAGGCCAGTTCATCCGGTCGGATGACGCGGTTGACGTGTTGGAGTTCGAGGTCCACACGTTCACGTCCGGGCTGGACGCTGAGGATGTGGCGTGGCGGATTAGCTGGTCGATTATCGAGTTGTTGCGCAAGTATGCGGCGCGGGGCAGGCGGGTTCCTGGCCGAGAGTCTTTCGTGAAGGCTTTCGAGCTGATGGAGCGGCCTCGCCGTCGTGAGGACTGGGCGGATTCTACCGGCCCAGTTCAGTATCAGGATTTGCCGGTGGGCGTGGAGCGTTTCGTGTTCCAGGCGCGACTGGTGGTGTTGCACCGATGATGGTGCAGGAATGGTGAGGTTGTTATGGCGATGGATGATAACAAGACGTTGATTGTGGCGACTGCGCAGATTTACACTGCGCCGGTTGACACTAAGGCCCCTACGCTCACGGCGTACAAGACGAACAAGACTACCGCCCTGACGGGTTGGACGAATATCGGTCACACGTCGGCGGAGAATCCTTTTAAGGCGTCTCGTAGCGGCGGCGACGTGACGACGAAGGGTTCGCTGCAGAAGAAGAAGCTGCGCACGTCGATTGGTGACGTTTCCTATTCTATCGAGATTGCGCTTGAGCAGTTCGATGCGGCGTCGATTAAGCGTTACCTTGGCGCTAACGCCGCGACGGTGGACGGTATCACGTATGCGAAGTCGAAGCCGACTGCTGAGCATTGTGCTCTGCTGATCGTCGTGGAGGATGAGGGCAACGTGTGCTTTATCCACGCGGGTAAGGCGGACCTGGTCGCTAATGGCGACTTTGACGTGAACAGCGTTGAGGAGTTGGCGTCGTTGCCGATTAAGTTCGAGATTCTTGAGGACAGGAACGGTAACACGCTCGGTATCGGCGAGGTTATGTCGCTGGCCTGATTGTGGCTTGAGGGGGTGGCCCGCGTGGGGCGGGTGCCAGGGTGGCCACACGGGCCGCTCCCTTTGTTTTTCCTGGCATACCACTGTGGCACTATTTTTGGAGGTTTGTAATGACTGCGATTGATTTTGAACACCTTGACCTGGATGCTCTGCGCGCTGAGGCGAACAACAAGTACAAGAACCTGACGGTTCGCGGCGTGGTGTTCCGTGGCCTGATGCGAGTGAGCAAGGCTGAGCGTGAGCGTTTCGATGAGCTGGCGGCTGCTCGCCGGGCGGGCGAGTCTCGGGCGGATGTGACGGAGTTTTATCGTGACGTGCTGATGCTGGTCGCGGAGGATAAGGCTGCGGCTGAGGCGCTGCTTGATGACATTGGTGAGGATGCGGCTGTGCTGGACACGCTTGTGTCGCTCTACTTTGAGCGCACGCAGGTGGGGGAAGCCTAGCCGTCGCGGGCTTGCTGGATAAAGCGGGGACGGGGATATACGTTGACTTTCGACTTCACTACGGGATTGACCTGGTGGAGGCGGTAGAGAGTGGTTCCCCGTCCCCGCGTTTTTTGCTTGCTCTGGTGCGCGGGTTGCCGGATGGTTGTTGGACGCAGGCGTTGTTGGCGGAGATGCCTGAGTTGCGTGGGTGGACGCGGGAGATGTCGTTGATGGCGGACGTGTTTGACAACATTTCGGTGAATACGGTGGCGACTGGTTTTGGGAAGTCGCGGCGTCCGTATTTGTGGCCGGGCCGTCCTGGGGTGAAGCAAACGTTTGCGGCGGAGAAATGCACCGTGAAGGGCGTGAGGCAGATGTTCGTGGACCTCGTTTCTGGGTGACCGGATGGTCTGCCTCGCCCTCCTCGCGGGGCTTGTTGTGTGAGGGGGGTTGATGTGATTGGGCGCAGAGGCCGGTAATGTTGTTGCGCGTCTTGCCGTGAAGGTGACGCCGGATACTAAGGATTTCTGGGGTGACTTGTCGCGGCGTTTGGACGCTATTGAGCGTCGTTTGCAGCCGCTTGAGGTTGGCGTCGAGTTGGACGAAAACGCGTTGCGTGAGCGCGTGAGGGTGATGTCTGAGCGGGCGCAGGCGGCGGTGAAGGATGTCCAGATGGGCATCCATTTTGATGAGCGCGAGTTCGCGAAGATCGGCACGATGGCTGATCGCCTTGATGATGCGGCTGAGCGGCACGCTGGCGTGTTGTCGAAGGTGTACGACGGTGACATGGATACGATCAGGCGGCACTGGTCGTCGGCGTTGGACGCGATGAAGCGTGACGCGGCTAAGCGGTTGAAGTTTAAGGGTCCTCATCCTGACGAGGATTCGTATTGGCGTGGGCATACGGAGTCGGCGTTCCGCATGTGGTATGGGCGTCGCGGTGAGGAGATGCGCAGGGCGTTCCGCGCGTTGGGGCCGGTCGAGTTTGAGTTGCGGCCTGACGACCAGTGGCAGGAGCGCGCGCGTGGCGTGCTGGACGGGTTTTTCTCGAAGGCGTACGTCGGCAAGGTCAAGTGGCGTGTTGACGAGGACCTGAACGACGTCGGCGCGTTGCGAAGGTTGCGGTCTCGCATGGAGCGCGAGTTCGCTCACGGGTGGAAGTACGTAGTTGACCCTGACGTCGATGTGAAGTCTGGCCGCGTGGATGCGGCGTTGAACAAGTTGCGTCATGAGATGCGTGAGCGGGCTTTCGGTAAGCATGATGCTTTCCATCTGGATATTAAGCCGAACATGAGTGACCATGAGCTGCGCGAGGTGGGGCGGAAGCTGAAGCACTTCAAGCGCAGGTGGGATGACACTGAGTTGGAGTTCAAGCTCGGGTTGGATCACTCGTCCCGGTATGTGGCGGCGGCCAGGTTGGCGATGTTGGCTCGTGACAGGTGGGTGAAGCTGCGCCCGGTGATCGACCACAAGGCGATGGTTGTTGCGCGGGAGACGTTGGCTGCGATGTCGGGTTGGCGTTTGGCGAAGGACTTGACGCAGAACGTTTGGGACCTCGTCAAGAATCTGGACAAGATGGTGCCGGTGATTGGCGCTGTGGGTGCCGGGTTCGCGGTGGCCGGTTCTGGCGTGACGCAGTTGTTGAAGCACACGTTTACGCTTGGTGGCGCGGTTGGTCACGTGTTGCAGGCTGCGGCCTTGTTGGGTCCGACTCTGGCGATTTCTGCTGGGTTTATCGGCTATACGGCGGTGCAGGCGGCGAAGGTTGCGACGGAGATTGTGCCCGGCCTTGAGGACGCTTTCCACAAGATGAATGACGCGGCTCAGCATGGGTTCTGGGATGCGGTGTCGGACGGTCAGCTCGCGAAGATTACGGACTCGTTCTTCCCTGAGATGGAGGCCGGGTTTGCCCGGTTGTCGAAGGCGATGGGCGGGCATTTCGGTAAGCTGATTGACTCGTTTGACCGGGTGCTTAAGCCTCATATTGCGGAGATGTTTGACCATTCAGCCGCGGGCGTTGAAAAGCTGGGTGAGCACACTGATTCGCTGATGACGATCCTTGGCGTGCTGGGCAAGCACGGGTCCAAGACGATGGAGCGGTTCTTGGGGTGGCTCGGTGAGGCTACGGACAAGTACGCGGATTGGCTGGTAAAGGCCGAGTCGTCAGGCCGGTTGCAGGAGATTATCGACCGTGGCATTGACACGTTGAAGGATTTCGGTCGCGCCGTGTGGAGTGCGGGCGGCATCTTGCACGGGTTCTACCGGGCGGCTGAGGCTGAGGGCGGGGCGACGATGAAGCGTTTCGCTGATGGGCTTGAGGCCGTAAATAACGTTGTGAATAGTGCGAAGTTCCAGACTGGCTTGAAGCGCGTGTTCTGGGGCATGAATCAGGCGTGGTCGGCGTTTAAGGATGAGACGCGGGGCGTGTGGGGCGAGTTCGCTACGTCGTGGTCGAAGTTGGCCGCTGAGGCTGGCGACGCGATGGGCCGCGTGGGCGGGAAGCTCGCGAAGGGCTTGTTGACGGCGTTTAGTGGCAAGGACTTCAACAAGGGGTTCCACAACCTGTTCGACGGGTTGGCGGATGGCTTGTCGCGTATTGCGGGTGTGTGGCCGAAGGTGTCGCGCGGCTTGGGGTCTCTGATGTCGTTCATGGGGTCGCTCGGCAGGGGCTTGTCGCCTGTGGTTGGCGCGACTTTGGAGGCGTTGGCTCACGCGGCGGAGCGTTTGGGTCCGGCTTTGTCGAGGGCTGTGGAGAAGGGCGGCCCGGCGTTGGGTCGCGCTATCGAGTCGTGGGGCCGGGTTGCGACGCCGGTCGCTGAGGCGTTGGCTAAGCTGCTGGACACGCTGGTTCGTATTCCTGGCGCTGTCGAGGCGGTGGCGACGGGGTTCATTGCTTTCCGTGGCTTGTCGTCTGCGGCGTCCCTGGTGAAGGCCCTGTCTGGCGCGGTGTCTGGCTTGAAGGGCGACTTGTTGTCGGCTAAGGATGCGTTGACGCGGTTTGCGGCTGCTCGCGCGGGCGCGGCGGCGCTTGAGGGCGGCGCGGCTGCTGGCGAGGCGGCGGCTGTAGCGGCTGGCGCTGGCGTTGCTGGCAAGGTTGGCCGGTTTAGTGGCGTGGCGTCGAAGGCGGCGAGCGCGATGGGTAAGGTCGCGCAGGGTGCGGCTGGCGTGGTGTCGTTCTTGGCTGGCCCGTGGGGCCTGGCGATTGCTGGCGCTGGCTTGGCGTTGGGTGGCCTGATTTCGTGGTCTAACCGGGCAACGGACGCGTTGAGTAATGATCTCGCTAACGCGTTTACGAAGGTCGCGGAGGGCGCTGATGGGGCGTCGGCTAAGGTGTCGGCTCTGATGGGCCAGGTTGTGGCGAAGGCTGATCCGAGTGGGAAGCACGCCAAGACGCCCTTTGGGGTTGACCTGGCGTTGAAGAATTACCGGGAAGCTCCTCGCTGGGCTAACTGGCTTTCCGCTGGCCTTGGGGAACTGGGCGCAGGTAACGTCCATGCGACAAGTGCTGCTGTCAATATCTCGGACGCGTTTGACCGTATTGGTGAGATTGCTCGTTCTGGTAACTTTGCGGGCGCGGCTGAGGCGTTGCGTCAGATGCGCGAGGAGCTGGTCAAGGGCGGCGCGTCGAATCAGGAGTGGGACAAGACGCTGGATTCGGCGTTGGATTCTGTGACTGGTTTGCGTGCTGGCCTTGAGGAGTATGCGAAGTCGATGGGGTATGCGACGGATAAGCAGTCGTTGCATAACTTGTTGGTTGGGAATACTGATTTGTTGTGGCAGAAGATGCAGGCGGATCAGGCTCGGCTGGCGTACAATACGGTGGCTTTCGGCGCTGCGATGGATCAGAACTTTGCGAAGTGGGGTTTTGGCGCGAAGAAGGCTGAGGGTTTGCATGCGGCTATTGAGCGTGTCGGCCAGTCGATGATCGATGTGGGGGCGGCGGCTCGTGATGCTAATGGTGAGGCGGTGCAGTCGGTTGAGACTGTGTTGTCGAACTTGCAGGCTCAGGTGGATGCTCAGGCTCAGGTTGCGCAGAACATGTTGGATTTGGCGTCGGCTGGTTTCAGCACGCAGGTGTTGGAGCAGTTGGCTCAATTGCCTCAGGGTGCTCAGTATTTGCAGCAGTTGAAGGACGCGTTGGCGGATACGTCGGATGCGGGTCGCGCGCATTTGCAGGAGTTGTTGGATCAGGTCAATGGGCTGGGTCCGGCGTTGCAGGGTGCGGCTTGGGGGGCTACCCCGGCGTTGCAGGAGTTCCATAATGCGGTGACTGGCTCGTTTGACGGGATGAAGCAGGGCGTTGTTGCGGCGTTGGATGAGTTGGGTGCTAATGCTGGCGTGAAGGCGGCGGCGGCTGGCGCTACGACAACGGATGAGCTGATTAAGGCCCTGTCTGGTGCGGGCGTGCAGATTAGCGAGACGGCTGATGGTTGGGCGTTGACGTTGGATGGTAAGACGGCGAAGTTCTCGTCGGCGGGCACGAACAATGCCACCTCGTATGTGAATGCGATTGCGGCTGCTCAGATGTCGGCTCAGATAGCGGGCGCCTTGGTAGGTAATCAGGCCCATTCTGGTTTGTCTACGCCGAATTATGCTCAGCCAGGTTCGTCTGGTGGCTCGTCGTTTGCGTCGGCTGTTTCGTCGTATGGGGCGGTTGCTTATGCGGCTGGTTCGCATTTGGCGTCGCAGGTTGTGTCGGCTGTTGGCGGCTTGGCGAGCCGATTGTGGAGCATGGGCGCGAACGCGGCAAGCTCGTTTGCGAACGCGATTATGAGCGGCGTGCGTGGCGCGATTGCGTCGGCTAAGTCGATGGCGGATTCTGCGGTGTCTGCTGTGAAGGTGGCGTTGAGCATTAACTCGCCGTCGAAGGTGTTCCGCAAGATCGGTTATAGCGTGCCGGAGGGTTTCGCTCAGGGTATTGAGCGTGCTACCGGGTGGGCGACTGATGCGGCTGTGGGGATGGCGTCTGAGACGGTTGGTGCGGCTCGCGGCGTGTTGGAGATTAACAGCCCGTCGAAGGTGTTCCGTCGTTTCGGTGAGTTCATTCCGCAGGGTTTGGCTGGTGGTATTCGTGGTGAGGCGGATGCTGCTGTGCGTGAGGCTGAGGCGATGGCTGGCCGCGTGGTTGAGGCCGGGTCTGGCGTGCGGATGCGCGTGTTTGATGGCGGACGTTTTGACGTGTCGCAGGATTCGCGTCTGACGGTTCGTGTTGATCCTGAGTCGTTGCGTGGTGCCCGGTTTGGGTTGCGTTTGTCGGATGAGACGGAGCTTGAGACGTTCATTAGTGACGTGGCTGATGGGCGTGTTGTTGAGTATGCGCGTATGGGCGCGTAAAGCCCTCGTGCGGGGCGGGCGGCTACTCCCCTACCGGCTGGTGCTGGTGGGGGCGTGGTCGCCCGCCTGGGGGCCTTTTTGGAGGTGTTTTTGGGCATGGTTCAGGGGCCGATGTTTAAGGGGTTTATTCACCGTGTGACGGGGTTGCCGACGTTCGCGGTTAACGTGGGCGGCGTGCTGAAGGCGGACGGGAAGTTCGTGTGCAAGATTGAGCACAGGTGGCAGGACCCGTGGTTTAGCCCGTGGGTGTTCTCGTATGTGCTGGCCCCTGTGGGTGAGGCGGTCGGTTATACGCTTGAGGGGGCTGATGGTCGCACGTACGGGCCGGTGTGGTTGACGCGGACTGCTACCGGGTGCCCGGATGGTGGCGCGGCGGTCGCCCCTCAGGATGGTCACGGCGTGTTCGTGGACTTGTATGAGGACACGGGCGACCTATTGCGTTGGGAGAACCAAGTCAGCGAGTACGAGAACGGCGTGATCCGGTTCAAGCGCGGCAAGCTGACAGGTTCGTCAAGGTTCGTCGTGGATACGCCTGAGAGGGTCCGTCAGGTGCGTGACGTGCTAGAGGCCCCTGGGTTGACGTTGATCGCGTTGGGGCAGCCCGCGAAGGGCGTGGACGGAGTCAGGAGCGTTCTGGTGAAGTCGGCCCGGTACGACCGACTGTCCCCCGAGGGTGATCGTCAGATTGATGTCGAGTGGACGATGCAGCCTTTCCCTGGCCCGAAGGGCGAGTGGGGGCTAGACGGTGCAGTAATCCCGTCTGCAACGTGGGGCGACGCTATCGCTCAGGGCCGCAAGTGGGGGAACTGGACAGTGCTGGACGTGATGAAGGGCGTGGGGTTTGTAGCGTGAGAAGTCCCGAGGAATTGAGTGTTGACGTCCTGACGTTGCCGTGCCGCGTGTGGGCAACAGTGAAGGTGACGCGCGGGAGTGTCGTGTTGGCGGATGATGTGCCGGTGGAGGCGGGCCAGTTGGAGTTGTCGTCTGGACAGACAACGCAGGAGCGTTTGTCGTTGACGTTGTCCCCGGATTGGACGCCTGTGAATGAGTGGTCGCCGTTTGCGCCGTATGGTCAGGTGGCGCGGCTGATGGTGCATGTGGAGCCTCAGGGGGCGTCCCCGTTCGTGGTGGATCGCGGGTCGTTCTTGTTGCATGAGGTGACGTGGGATGCTGGCACGACGGGGCCGGTGAAGGTGACGGCGTATTCGCTGCTGCAGCGTCTTGTGGATGATGATTTCCCGTTTCCGACGTCCCCCGACGCGGGGGCGACGTTGAAGCGCGAGGTGGAGCGCTTGTGCTACCCGCATCTTGTTCCCGTGTTGGAGTGCGATGATCCTGTTCTTCCTGGCGGCTTGTCGTGGGGGAACAAACGCGTGGAGGCGCTGGGCAAGCTCGCAGAAATGTACGGCTTGCGGTTCTACGTGGGGGCGGACGACGCTCTGCATGTGGTGGATTCGACCAGGCGCGGCGTGGTGGCCTCGTATTCGGGTGAGGACTTGTTGCTGTCGGAAGCCAGGAAGGCGTCGCATGCGGTGCCGAATAGGTGGACGGCGGTGTCCAATTCGACGGAGGGCGGGAAGTCTCACTCGGGCGGCTTGTCGCATACGGTCGAGGTGAACGCGGGGCCTCGCGCGGCGTCCTTGTATGGGGTTGTGCATAAGGTGTTGCAGGTTCAGGCGGGGTCGCAGGATGAGATTGTTGCGGCTGCTGACCGGGCGATGCGTGAGGCGACGTCTGGCGGTGACGTGCGCTCGTTCAAGATCGTGCAGGATTACCGGCTGGACCTGGGTGACTTGATTCAGGTGCGTACCCCTGACGATGAAACGGTTGCCGGGGTTGTGACTGGCCTGGTGATGGACTTTTCGGGCGGCGCGCAGACGATGCGCGTTGACGTGCGAGAGAAGGTGGTGTGATGGCTGGCAAAGCGTCTTTCTGGTTGGATGCGCCGAAGGCTGCGGACGCGGTGGTATCGGGCGTGCCGGGCAAGGTTGTTGGCGCGGGTGAGAATGGGACAATCCGCGTGGAGGTTGGCGAGCCTGGGAATGTGGTGAACGTGCCGTCCGGTGGCGGCGTGTTCAAGCCGGGGTCGGATGTGCGCGTGCAGGTTGACCCGTCTGGCGCGCCGTCTGGCGTGCTAGATGCTGGCTCGTCGGTTGTGCAGGATGGGCTGGTGTATGCGGGCGCTGAGGGGCAGGAGGTGCGTAAGACTGGCGCGGCTGCGAAGGCGGCGTGGGAGAAGGCTGACGCGGCTTACCGTGAGCTCAGTGAGGCTCGCGAGCGGACGGCGCAGGATTTGCAGTCGTTGCGTTCGACGTTGCAGGGGGCGCAGGGTGATGTGCAGCGGGCGCGTCTCATGTTTTCGTCGTCGGAGAAGGACCCGAAGTCGTATTTCCGGGATATTGGCGCGGTGCCGCCGTTGGGCGCTGTGTATGAGCAGCGCGGAGCGGACGGGTTTGTCGAGTACCGGTTCCGGTGGGATGGCCGGAATTGGGTGCAGTTCGCTTTGACGACGTCGAGTATTCATGTGGAGTCGGATATGTGGACCCGCATGTTGCAGGTGGCGGGGGATGCGACGATCACGGGAAGCCTGTTGGCTGGCGGGTCGATCACGGCGGACAAGCTGGTGGCGTCGAAGGAACTGTCTGCGAAGGTTGCGAAGTTTGAGGAGTCCGTGGTGTCGAAGCTGCGGGCCGAGAGGGCTGTGATTACGGGTGACCTGATTGCGGATAACCTGGTTGGCAAGAGTATTGAGGGCGGGCGGCTCACGGTGAGCACGTCGAATGTTGAGGGCGAGCATCGCTTGTCGTTGGAGCCATCGTCTAATACTGCCGATCCGCTGATTGTCTTTAGTTCAAAGGCTAAGGGTGGGGCGTGGCGCGATAAGGTTGTGATGGGCACTAAGGGCATGGATGTGTTCTCGGGCGTGCCTGGTGAGCGTCCGTTGTTTCTGTCGTGGCTGGATATGGGGGCCGCCCCCTATTACAGGTATTCTTCCGGAAAAACGTATTTGTCTATCCAGAAGGGTTCAACCTTGCGCGCCTCGTTGCGTGCGGACACGTCCTCGCGCGGCAAGGCTATTCGCCTTGTGAATAATACGTATTTGATTGCGCCTCGCGCGGGCCGGTACAAGTTGACGGGTTGGGCCGCCATTCACACAAACACGTGGGATACCGTGGTTAAGGTGCAGTTGTTGCGCGGTGATGCAACTGAGGCGAATTGGGGCGACCTGTATGGCAACGCGATTTCGCCTTATGGCGAGTTGGCGACGCCGATGTTTAGTGGCCTTGTTGATGCGCAGGCTGGCGAGAAGTTCTCGTTGGGCATTTTGTCGAATGGTAACGGGTCCATTGTGCGCGATTACCGTTTCGAGATGGAGTTTGTGTGCCCCTTGTGATGGGGCGTCGTGTGGAGGTTGAGTGTGGCTGAGAATAGTTTGAAGGGCGTTAAGTTGCCTGAGTACAATGAGCCTTTGTTGGCGGGTTTGGCGAAGGCTTTTAATAGTGCGGGCCTAATTCAGGTGGCGACGTCTACTGCTAATGCCAAGGGCGCTATTGATGAGATGGCTAAGCATGGTGTTGCGCCGACTGTTTCTAACCCGGCGTATTTGGATATTTTGGGTCAGTTGTATAAGGCTGATGGATCGAAGGCTGGGGACGGTTCGTGGCTGTTGCGAGCGTTGAATGAGGTTGAGCTGGATTCGCAGACGTATAACGCGTCTGGCGCCTCGTACAGCGTCGGTGCGGGCCAGTATTACAAGTACTATGCGGCTAATCTTCCGGTGCGCCCGTATCGTCGTCTGGTGTTGTCGTTTGTGACTGGTTGGGCGAATACGACGGGTGATGTGGATTTGTATTTGTGGGTGAAGTCGTCGGGTAGCGTTAGGTCGGCTTTTAATGCGGGTGCGACGGATCAGCAGTCTAACGCGTTGTTCAATTTCGGGATCATTGACGCTAATGCGGCCCCGCAGGTTGAGTGGGGTATTTATGGGCGCGGGAATGGTGGGTCTGCGCGGTTTACTACTGATGGTTCGTATAACCGTTTCATGACGGTTGCGTTCCCGATTAGCATGTGAGTGGGGGGAGTGCGTGTGGCTATTTTGTCTGATGTGACGTTGCAGGGTTTGTCGGATGGCGAGCTGAATGGCTTGTATCAGGATGTGATGGTGGAGTTTGCTCGCCGTGACGCGCTGAAGGCGTCGCGTGAGGCGGCGTTGAAGGCGGCGCAGGATTTCGCTGAAGCGGTGAGGGATGAGCCTGCGAAGGATGTGTCGAAGTTGGATTTGTCTGCGACGGTTGGTCCTGGCGAGCGCGTTCTGGTTGATGGTGACGCCTGGAAGAATGTGTCGGGCCAGTGGTTGTCGCCGTTTGCGCAGGGGCCGAAGGATTTTTGGCGCGGCTGGATGAAGTGTGATTCTGATGGCAAGGTTTTTGTTGGCGAGCATAAGCCATGGGCTGCTGGCATGCACATTGGTGAGGGTGACCAGTGTCAGCATGTGGGGCGCGTGTGGCGTTGTTTGCAGGAGCACGATTCGACGGTGGAGCTTGCGCCGGATCAGGCCACGGCGTTGTGGCAGGTTATTGACTAACTTTTTGGGGGGTTGTTGTGGATTACGTTAATTTGAGTGCGGATTACGATATTTGGTCGTCTAATTTCACGCAGGGGCGCGGTGGTTATGCGTTGAAGTATGTGGTGTTGCATCATAATGCTGGCGTGCGCATGAGCCACCAGGGCGTGTATGGCGCGTTTGTTTCTAATGGCACGTCGGCGCATTACAATGTGGATGCGGATGGTTCTATATGCCAGTATGTGCATGATTCGGATACGGCTTATCATGCGGGTAATTGGGCTGCTAATTGCCAGGCTATCGGCATTGAGCATGCGAATATTGGTGGCCCGTCTACTGGTTGGGCTATTTCGGATGAGACTGTCGAAGCCGGCGCGCATTTGACGGCTGCTATTTGTGCGGCGTATGGGCTGGGTCGTCCTGAGTGGCGCGGGAACGTGTTCCCGCATTCGGACTTTTTCAGCACGGCTTGTCCTGCGGCGTTGCGCGATGAGCTGGCCGACGCGTACATGTCTCGCGCCCAGTATTGGTACGACCATTTGGGCGAGGCGGAAGGCCCCGGCTGGGTGAAGGAAGGCAACGGCTGGTGGTACCGCAAGGATGACGGCTCGTGGGAGACGGGCTGGTTCCAAGTCAACGGCCAGTGGTTCCTCGCGGACGAGAAGGGCTGGCTCAAGTCCGGCTGGGTGATCGAGGACGGCACCTGGTATTACCTGCATCCCACGCATGACACGAAGTTTGGTGTGATGGAGACTGGCTGGGTCAAGGACGGTGAGAACTGGTTCTATCTTGGCGATGACGGCAAGATGCGTACCGGCTGGCAGCAGGTGAAGGACAAGTGGTACTTCCTTGAGTCCAATGGTGTGATGCGTACTGGGTGGCTGTCTGATGGCGGCCACCATTACTTTATGGACGACCATGGGGCGATGTGTACGGGTGTTGTTCGCACTCGCCTTGATGGTGCTTGTAGCGTGTTCGATGATCAGGGGCATTTGGTTGTTGGGCGCGTGGTGTTGGAGCAGGACGCGCAGGGTGTCTTGCAGGTTGTGAAGGAGGTAGCGTGATGAATGGTTTGTCGTCGCAGACGGTGTTTCCGTGGCGTGCGGTGGCTCGCACGGTGTTTCAGGTTGCGGTTGCTTTGGCGGCGTTGTTGCCGCTGGTGTTTGCTCAGGCGGGCGTGTCGGCGGCCGAGGCGTCCGGTTGGGCTGCAGTGGTGTTGGGCGTGTGCGCGACGGTGACTAGGGTGATGGCGATGCCGGAGGTTGAGGCGTTTCTTCGAGTGTGGTTGCCGTGGTTGGCGGCGCATGGCCCGGAGGTTGATGCTGGGGAGGGCTGATGGTTATCGAGTTGTTGGCGCAGCCTGCGTTGTGGGCGGCGTTGGGTGGTCTTGGCGGCGTTCTGGTGACGTTGGTGACTAAGCGCGCGGACCATAATCTTGATGCCTTGAAGGTTCTCGTTGACAGGCTTGAGCATGAGGTTGATGGTCTGTCGCAGCGTGTCGCGTCGCTTGAGGTGGAGCGTGACACGTTGGGTCGCCGGTTGCGTGCGACGCTGGATTGGGCACACAAAGTGTGGCGTTGGGGTCACGCGTTGGTGGAGCTACTTCCTGATGGGGTGGAGGCTCCTCCTGTGCCGGAGGTGCCGCACGCGTTGGAGGATGAGTTTTAGTTCTCCCGCTGGGGGCGTGGCTGGGGTTTCCTGGTTGCGCCCCCGCTGTCGTGCGGGTGTTTGTTGTTGTGGAGTGTGATGTGTTGTGGCGGCAAGGTTGAGTGAGCTACACGGGGCTGCAGGGGGGTCTGTGAGGCTCGTGGAGCGGCGTTTGTGCAAGGTGGGGGCGTTTATTCGTTCGCTGGATTCTGAGGATGCTGAGTGGCTTTCTGGGGCGTTGGATGATCCCTCGGAGTCGTCGGCTGGTTTGCGTCGGACGTTGCGTGCGGCTGGTTTTGAGGTAGCTCGGTCGAGTTTGTCGGCGCATCGCAGGGGGGAGTGTTGTTGTTATGGGGTCGCTTAAGAATGTGCATGAGCGTGTGAATGCGCCGGTTGCAGCTGAGGGTGCGAAGGTTGACGCGGGTAATGGTGCCCGCATTTTGACGTTGGATATTGAGTGCAGTCCCACCGTGGCCCACGTGTGGGGCTTGTGGGATCAGAACGTGGGGCTGAACCAGATCGTTGAAGATGGCCGGATGATTTGTTTCGCCGCGAAGTGGTACGGCGAGTCGCAGACGATGTTCTGGTCCGACGAGAAGGACGGGCATGAGGCGATGGTTAAGGCGGCGTGGCGACTGCTGGACGAGTGCGATGTCCTGGTCACGTTCAACGGGATCAAGTACGACGTGAAGCATTTGAACCGCGAGTTTGTGCTGGCCGGGTTGGGGAAGCCTGGCCCGTACAGGAATGTGGATTTGTTGCCGGTGGTGCGCCGGGAGTTTAAGTTCCCGTCGAACAAGCTGGATTACGTCGCTAGTCGCCTCGGGCTGGGCCATAAGGTTGCGCATGAGGGGCACGCGTTGTGGGTTGCTTGCATGGAGGGTGACCGGGACGCGTGGCAGAGAATGGAGACGTACAACCGTGGCGACGTGGAGTTGACTGAGGCGTTGTTCGACAGGTTGCGTCCGTGGTTGTCGTCGGCTGTTCACCTGGGCGTGTGGACTCAGGGTGAGGGCTTGTCGTGTCCGTCGTGTGGCGGCACTGAGTATGAGTCGTGCGGTGAGGCGGTGACTGCTGTGAGTGTGTTTGAGTGTTTCCGGTGCTGTGCGTGTGGTGGCGTGTTCCGTGGGGCGCGTGCTGTGCGGCGTGTGTTGTCTCGCCGGGTGGCGTGATTTAACGCGCGGTAGGTTGGCGGGGGTGTGGCCTGTTTGGGTTGCGCTCCCGCCGTTTTCTTTATGTTCTGCCTATCGTGTGACAGAGGTCATGCGGGGGTGGGGTGTCGCGTTAGGCTTGCAGTGTGGTAACGTTTGTTGTGCGGCAGTTGTTACCAACATGTTCGAGGAGTGATGCAAGGTGTCGCAGCGGAAGATCGTGGACGAGGATGAGGCTCGTCGCCTGCTGGTGGATGAGGGGTGGGCCTACCAGCAGATGATCGACCTGTATCGGGAGAAGTACGGGGTTGAGACGTCTACGTCTGTGTGGAGTCGTTTCCTCAAGCGTGCGGGTGAACGTCGTATGCCTGACGAATTGCCGCTGGCTGTTCCGTGGCTGATGCGCGGAAGCGACACGCGCAATGGGCATTACAGGACGGCCCTGCGGGCGCTGGCGACCATTGAGCAGGGCGGCGTGCCGGAGGGTGAGGGGCCGCGCCTGGCGGCTCGCCTGCGCCGCATCCTGGGGGCTGACAAGGTTGTTGACTATGACCGTGAGGCTAATGCGCTCGTGATTGTTCCTCGTCGTCCTGGCGTGGATAAGTGGTGGATTCGTGACCCGTTCCTGGATGATGAGGGTGATCCTGTCGCGGATTTGTCGCATGTGCGGGTGGCTGCTATTGAGGCGCATTTCGGCATGTGAGGTAGGGTTTGGTTCTCCCGCTTGGGGGCTGTGACTTAGGTCGCAGCCCTCTTTTTTTGCGTGTTCCACTTGCGCGCGGCGTTTAGTTTGCGGTAGTGTTGCACTTGTTCGACCGACACAGGCGAACATTTCGCACACTTTCCATAGAAGGGAGAAGGCTCGCATGGACGAGAAGCGGACCATTCGCAGGCTGTCGTATTCCAGCGCGGCACAGTACAGTGATTGTGCTGAGCGTTGGCGACTGTCCCGCGTATACGGTCTGGACAAAGCGACGTACTGGGTGACGTTGATGGGTACGGCGGTGCATGAGGTGACTGAGGCGCGTGACCTTGATGAGGTTGGCCTCGCTACGGATAAGCATGTGCCGCTGCTGGGCGAGGATGTGGCGAAGGCGTTCACGTTCGCGTTCGACCGGGAGAAGGCTCGCCGACTGGAAGCGGGCACGACGATCAACGCGTCCGGTCGTGTTCTCAAGACTGGTCTTGGTAAGGGCGGTGGCCCGAACAAGAAGGATGAGGAGTGGGCCAGGCATTACGGGCCGATTATGGTTCAGAATTGGCTGGACTGGCGTAAGGCCAACAACTACAAGATCGCCCTGTTCGACACGGCGGACGGGCGGACTGCCCCCGGTATCGAGTTGAAGGTGTCGCATCCTCTGGGCGGCTACCCGTATGTTGGCTACATTGACCGGATTCTCGTTGATGGGAATGGCGAGCTGCTTGTGGTGGACCTCAAGACGGGGAACCCCCCGCAGTCTACGACCCAGCTGAAGGCGTACGCGGCGCAGTTGCGTGCTGCTGGGGTACCGGTGGTGAAGGCCGCGTACTGGATGGGCATGGATGGCAATGTCCTGGATTGGGTGCCGATGACTACCCGGAATGATGCTTACGTGGAGACGTGGCTGAGTAACGTGGGTCGTGGTCTTGAGGCGGGGATTTTCCCCGCGTCGCCGGGCATGATGTGTAAGGCGTGCCCCGTCCGAGAGTACTGCTCTGCGGTTGGTGGCGAGCGTGCGGGTGAGATTCCGCCGATTACTGGTCCTATTGAGTTTTTGGAGGTGGCGTGATGACGATTCCTGAGCAGTCCCCGTGGCGGGATGATGTGGGTCGTGCAACGGCCCTGGCGGTGGATACGCCCGCTGAGGTGACGGTGACGATGAAGGCCGGGGGCGGGTATGACGCGCCGTGGATGGTTTTCCGAGGAAGCGTAGCGTCGGTTGAGCGCGCACTTGAGGACGCGTTTGGCTGGCAGAACTGGGACCACGAGAAGGTGCCCATGTCTGACGCGGTCCTGTCCTTGGCGAAGGCCCTGAATGGCAAGTGGAACGTTGTGGACCAGCTTAAGGCTCGCGTGATCGTGGATGACGTTCCTGTGGACCTGGGTTTGCATGAGGGTGACGCGGATCGTCCGAAGGCTTCCGTGGCGGACCCGCTGGATGGCCTGTCGGATAACGAGAAGAACATTTACAACCTGGTTGCTGACGCCTCGGATGTGCCGACGTTGCAGGAGTTGTGGCGTCGCTACGGGACGGCGATGAATAACCAGCCGGTCCTGGTGGAGGCGTGGAAGGCGCGGGGCCGTGAGCTTGCGGCTTCCGCAAAGAAGAAGGGGGCGTGATGGGCGGTGGCTTACGATGAGCTGACTGAGCACTGGTCTGCGCTTCCGGTGGAGTTTCCTCTGAGTGTGGAGGCTTTGTATGACCTTGCTATGGCGTTGCCGGATGGTAGTGAGGTGATGGTCGAGGCGGATGCGTGGCGGCGCGTCCAGCTGAAGGCTCGCATGAATCCTCGCGGCTAGTCTGCGAGGCCGTTAGGCGCGTTTCTAACGCGGTTAGTTGCGCCGATTTGCGCCCCTGTCTAGGGGCTGCACAGAACAAGAACAAGAAAAACAGATCGAACACCCCGAAACGCGGGGTGAGAACATGGAGAAAAAACATGCAGCGTGTCGTCAAGATGCCGAACACCTCGTCCTACTTCCGTACCAAGGACGTGGAGAACGCCCGCGCTATCCTCGTCGTCCCTCACAAGGTGAGCTTTGATGTCCCCACCAATTTTAACGGCATGGCGGGTACTCGCCACGAGGTTGAGATGGACGCGTGGGTGTTCCACACTCAGTCCGACGTGGAGAACGGTACGCCCGAGGAGATGCTGGGCGTGATCTGGGGCGCGAACAAGGGTATTGCCCGCGCACTGAACGGCCAGATTGGCAACCTGGTTGGACCTTTCCGCATCGTGAAGGAAAGCCAGAATGGTAAGTCGTTCTGGACGACCGTGGACCTGGGTGAGGGCGAGCCCGCGTGGAAGCCGGTGAACGACTTTGCGGATGCCCTGTGCGCGAAGATGAGCGCTACCCCGGATGCGCCGTCGTTCAATGACGAACCGCTTATGCCGGATTTTGGGGCCTGACCTTAGCTCGTGGGACTGAATGTTTTCCAGTCCCTCCGTAAGGGCGTGTCCGGTCAGCAGCCGCTCCCCCGTGTTCCCGCGTTCAGGGAATTGTATGACGCGGGTGTGACCCCGAGGCAGGGGCAGGTGGTGATGGTTGCTGGCCGGTCAGGGTCGCAGAAGTCGGGGTTTGCCCTGTATTGGGTTGCCAGTATGGGGCTACCCACCCTGTATTTTTCTGCGGATATGGCCCCCTTTACGGCGGGCGTGAGATTGGCAAGTATCGCCACTGGCATGTCGT